GTTTGTTCGGGGGTGTAGTTTTGTGGGGCTGCTTTAGTCATCATATGTCCTTGGTTGGTTTCTGCGCTGTTAAAGATATTATTATACGGGAATCAGAACGGAACATCAAGATCGAAATTTTCGTCCTGTGGGGTAGTATCACAAAACATTTCCGATAGTTCTGCATCCACAAATTCATCGAATGCCGCATACTGATACGCTGTGAAAAATTCGTTTGTTGCCATGAGCCGTTATCTCCTGTTGATGTAATAATTATACAAAATTTGGATAATTGCTGCAATATCAAAAATTTCGTCTTGACACACACAAGCTTTTGCACTTATAATTTGGCGCAGCGGACCCTCAAGTTTTTGCACTTGACCGCGCACTGGCGCCGGGCCCAAAGTTTTGCACTTGACAAGGATTACCACTGGCGCAGCACGGTTACCATGCTGGTTAAATTGTGACCCAGCAGTCACAAACTGGACCGACTAGTCGCAATCTATACCGATCAGTCGGTGACCAGACTGTTCAGTCACCGTCTATACTGTGCAGTCACAAAATGCCTGGTACAGTATAATTATGACCGGGCGGTTTCGGCGCAAGAATCGTGCCAGGTGGCATAAAAACAACACCCAATTGTAACAGTTTGTAACAGTGCTTGACACGGGCCGCAAAATTATGGTATAATTTTGGCGCCAGGATGTAGTACTTTTGTTTTCAATTTCGTCTGCAAACAAAAGTACACATTTATAGGCAAAATAAAACCCGCATAATAGCGGGTTATTATTAAATAAATGCGGATCTGGGGATTTTAACCAATTGATTAAGATAATCAATCTCCCATTCATAATGGGCGAATGTCTCATAATCATAATCGCCCGTCATTGCCAGCAAATAATCGGCGGCGATATTAATATAGTTTGGCCGGATTTTGCTGAATGGCAAACCATTATAATCGCTTGGATTAATATCCAATTGGCAAAATGTGAGAATCACGGGTTTATCGGCAAAACTTGGCAAATTGAAAAGCATTTTATTGTTCCTCAGAAAAGTAAACCGCACGAATAACGGCCGGCACATTATCATAATCCTGATTTTCTAAACCAGCTTCTTCTAATGTGAGAAAATCGGTTAAATCTTCCCATTGCATTTGGTCAACCAAATCAAACATTATATTCCTTTTGAAAAAATCCTATTATAAATGCCACGGGGATTTTAACCCCGATTCCCGATTATGTAACCGGATATTAAATATTATATGATGGCATTTATAATAGGGCTTTCGCCCTATTATATCAGATTGGCTTAGAATTGGCCAATGCTTCAAAGATTTTAGCCAAAGCGGTTTTATTTGCTTTAACCAAAGATTCGGTTTCCGATTCTGTCAATTTCAAAATTGCGCCAATTGCATCAGCGTGAGCATCTTTTTTGACTACTGGCTCACCAGTTTTGGATACGTAGGTTTTAGCCACGTACACTTTTTCACGGCTGAGTTTAGCCACAACCGACCGCACGGTTTTGCCCATGCTTTCAGCGATTGATTCCACTGTGACACCGGCCGCATAATCGGCCACCATTTTAGCGGTTTGCTCGGGAGTGTAGTTGACAGTTTTGCTAGTCTTTTCCATTTTGATTTCCTTTCAGTGTTGAAGATTCTATTATATCAGGTTTTTGGCTTTTTGCAAGAAAAAAGAAAATTTATTTTTCTTTTCCTGATCTGCTACCAAATCCGATCATTTGGTGGCATGAGTCTATTATACTGGGTTTTTGCCTAAAAAGTCAGGTGTGCGAAAATACAACATAGGTGGAAACCCCTATTGACAACCTGAAAAATCCGTGGTATAATTTGGCGCCAACTATATAAGCATTTGCTTATATAAGCAAACACGCATGAATTTTTGGCGCCCACACCTAATTATACCACGAAAATCCGTTGTTTTTTAATCCCCTACAAAAAATATGTTATAAATAAAGCTTGACACGGGCCAAAATCATATGCTATAATTTTGGCGCAGTTTTGAAAACAAAAGTATTCATTTTTAAAATGTAAAACTTTTGTTTTCAAAATGGCAAAAGCCCCACCTGGGGCTTTTTATTATCTTTTTGGTTTAATCTTATAATATAAGATAATCCCAATAAATATAATGTTGGCAGTATAATTGAATATCAGGGGCCAATGCCATTTGGGGATAATATAAATAATAGTGAATATTTCACCAACACCCCACATAATCAAAAAGCTCCAAGTTAATCCATCCGAGTTTTTGGTTTTATAAGATTCTATTGCTTGTGGTAATCCACAAAATGCCAATAATATAGAACCAATCCAGCCAATATATTCCATCATTTGATTATCTCCGTGATAGTTTGAATTTGAAAAGGGTTAGTATCATATCTAGAATCTAACCGTTTATCTTCTGAAAAGTGCAAAACTAGTGCGATTATCCAAAATGTTTTCATTTGATTAATATCGGGGTTATTAGCCCCGATATTATTTATTTTGCAACAAACCAGTTTTTGGTTTGAAAATCGCGCCAATTATAAGGCTTGATATTATCTTTCCAATTGCGTTTTTTGAGTATGGCTTTCAAAATCGGCAATTCAAAATCACGGGCATCTTCTAGGGCAGTATGCGGCTCTTTGATAAACTCGCCATTAATAAAACCGCATACAATCTCCGCATTAGTTTGGAAAGTCATATTACCTTGTGCAGTTGGTTTATTAAATGCGTGATTATCAAGGGCAAATTGGCGATAATCTTTTTTATTGCAAATATTACCAACCGAAGCAGACCACAAACAAAATTCTTGAGTAAAACCCGACAAATCAATACCAGTATTAAGGCATTTTGATTTATCAAAAGCCAGATTATAGGCGGTTAATGTAGGGTTATATTTGCCAATGGCTTGATTAATCCATTTATTAATGGCATTAACTGAAGCCACCATTCTAGTGCCATTATCTAACATAATAGCATAATTGGATTTACGTTTTTCTAAACCCGCATAACCCCAAATATCATTGGCCGCTTTATCGTGAAACAATTCAAAATTACCATAATGACCGGCAACTAATACCGCACATTGATTATAAATTTTGCCTTCACGGTCAACGATAATCATGGCAAAATCGGCCACAGTATCATTAATTGTCGTTTCAGTGTCCAAGATACAAAAGTATTGCTTTTTTGCCATGATTGCTTTCAGTTGGTAAGCCTAGATTATAACACGATTTTGAGAAAATTTACAAAAACTTTAAAAAAAGTTGTTGTAAATTCCCAACAAGTTTGCCAAGAAAAATGTACCATTTAGTACACCCAGCGAACGATCACGGCGAACAAAAGCCACAATCAACCACGACAAGGAACCAAAAGTAAACAAAACGTACCCCAATTTAAACATTGCGCTTGCAACTGCAAACGAACCCAAAATTGAAACCAAAGTACCAAACCAACTGAGAATATTAAGCATTTTTTGTAATCGCCATTTTGTGAAAAGGGTTAGCGGGTAAACCATATTCTAGCATGATTTTTTGCCAATTTTCGCCATGCCCGCAAATTTTTTCGGATTCGCCAAAAAGATTGTAATCGGCTTGATGAATAATTTCATGCGGAAGTATTACATCAATCATTGTATTGAAGTATTCTGGTTTAGCTTTGAAAAATTTGTAGCCCAAATGTATGCGGTTTTCAGTTTGAAAACATTTGCCAGCGCAACGCCACAAGTAAGGGTTAAGTTCTATCTTAGGCTCATTGTAGTGAACCAAAGGTGTATAAATTTCGCAAAGTGAGTCCCAAATCATTACAGTCTCACGCTGTATGAGGGTTGAAAGTGATTTTTTGTCCATGCTGAAATTATACCCCAATAAAACCCGATTTTTTCGCAGACCCCACAAAATAAAGTGTAACAGTTGCGCCACGCTGTTACAATTATTTATGTTGTTTTTTTGCAAAACCCCTTGACAGGGGCCAAAATTATATGGTATAATTTTGGCGCAAACTGCAAACCAAAGTATTCATTTTGGTTTGCAAACAAAAGTGTTACCTGTCAAAAATGAATGCCTTATATTCTCGCAGATTATCACGATAATTAAAAGTAATAATCATAAGAACCGGCAACATTAATGTAATCAATATTTTATCCGGGCGATTATAAACAAAGTGTTTGATTAATCTTGCAAATGCTTTAAACATATTATGTCCTTTATTGAAGTTTGAATAACTCGCCGCCATTAATAATAACATAGACCGAATCTAATATATTAAAATCCCGTTTTGAGCAATAAGGGCCACAATATATTTTAAAGTCTAAATCATTATTCCAATCAATTAATGCTTCATTAACTGATTTATAATTCCTGCCATATGCGGCCAAAACGTGAGTTTGAGTAATCATTTTATTTCCTTGATTCAATAATCCCCGAAGGGATTATATATTAGTGACCTTGTTTGCTTGGAACATAAACCCCGCGAATATTAAAGCGATCACAAACCGCTTTTAAATAAGTGGTATTATCTTCATAAAATGTAAATTCGGCATCTTTGAAATTCTTTAAATTAAAGAATTTAGCCAAACCAGCGATTTTGAGTTTACCGCCTGAAGTTGAATCACCATCAACACGGCTAATAATATAATCGGGTTCACCCAATACAGTTTTAATGAATTCATTATCAGCATCGCGCAAAACTCGGGCAGTGGCAATAATCACAAAAGTATTATCGTCTTGCAAATCACGACGATATTGGCTGGCTAATGGCAATAATGAATCATCCATTGCGCGATATTCATTTTCACGCCAATAATCCAAATCAATACGTTCGCCATTATCGTCAACGATTGTACGATATCTGTGCAAACTGCAAACGATAGTACCATCCATGTCGTAAATGCTAACCTTAGTAATCTTTGCCATTTTGCATCCTTGTGCGTTGTTGATGTAGTAATTATATCACGGGTTTAGGGATTGTCTAGGCTTTTTTTGTTATTGGGACAAAATAAAATGTAACAATTGGCGGTGACTGTTACAATTGTTTTTTGCACAAACGGGCTTTTGTATGGTATAATAGGGTTGTGGTGATGTGGGCTGAATTTTTGGCGCAAACTTGCAAACAAAAGTATTCATTTTTGTTTGCAAACCTTGGTTCACAGATTCTCGCGATTATTTGCAACCCGTCCAGCCGATTTTGCGGCCTCACGTTTACGGGCTTTTTCCAATTCTTTTTTGCTTAATTTTTTCATGTTAACATCCTGTCATCATTGCAAAATAATCCTCAAATTCTTGATCTGTCCAGACCCAACTCGGGCATGTATTCATAAGCATATCATAATATATGCCGGACATATTGTGGACAATGTAAGTGTTTGTGTTCATGTGTGTATTATAAGCCATTGGCAAGTGTTTGAGCATTGATTTTATTTATCGCAGTGATTGTAAAAATCAATCGCCAAACCCTTGACACGGGCCCAAATTGTATGGTATAATTTGGCGCCCATATATAAGCATATGCTTATATATGAATATATGGATATATGGGCTGGGCGCAGTTGCAAACCAAAGTATTACATTTGGTTTGCAAACAAAAGTGTTAATTAAACATCATATCGCGCACAGCTTCTGCGACTTCCTCATTACTGCGATATGTCACAGGCACAGCCCAAAATGCTCCACAATTCAAACGCTCAAGCGCAATATATTCGCCACGCTTGCGTTTGAATTCGTCATCTTTAAAATCACATTGTGCGATTGCAACATGCACAAACTCACTGCACAGATTGCCAGGCATTGCAGGCACAACCACCACGGTCAAGCCTTCTTCAGCAAAGCTAAAGATCTCGCCACCAGCACCTTCAACATTTTCTTTGAGTGCTTTACGGTATGCCTTTTGTTCACGGTTCAATTTAGTCATGTTACATTCTCCAGTTAAAAAACAATTATATCACAATGGTGGATTGTAGGGGCAAAGCCCCTACGGTTTATCAGGTCTTTTCAGCCTTGATAAAGTCAGCAATGGCTTTCAATGCTGTTTTATTGGCTTTTGTCAGCGATTCAACATCAGCTTCATTCAAGCCCAATGCATCACCAATGTAATCGGCAACAGCATCTTTTTTCACAACGGCCTCACCAGTTTTTGAAACATAAGTTTTAGCCACATAAACTTTCTCACGCGAAAGTTTGGCAACCACAGAACGCACGGTCTTGCCCAATGCTTCAGCAATGGTTTCCACAGTTTTACCGGCTTGATAGTCGGCAACCATTTGCAGGGTTTGCTCGGGGGTATAGTTCACAGTTTTAGCAGTCATTTCAATTTTCCTTTCAGGGTTTCATTACAAAAGCAAAGTATATCACAAAAGGCACAGCAATGCAAGCAGTTGCAAGTGCCAAGTCCAAAAATTCTTTCATAGTGTCTTTCGTTGTCATGGGTTTATTATATCATGCTTTTGCAGTTGGTCAACAGTTTAATTGAACTGTTACAAACTGTTACATGTTAGCTAGTTGGTTCACAAATCTGTTAAGAAACAAAAGTACTCATATTATAGTAGGTTTACAAACAAAGGTACTAGGGGCGGTTAGTAGACTAAAGTTTACACCTATGCCTATGTACCCACCCACACGCGGCCTATGGGGTAAAAATCCCAAAACCATCTGGGTGCCATAACGACCCTAAACCGCAACAAACGACCCCCATCGTCCCCACTCACCCCAAATCATCCCAACTGACCCAAACCCCACCAAAAAAATCCACTTGTGAGACCACCCGCCCCCATGGTATAATTGCCCCAAAGGATACACCTATGCAACAAAACCTACCTGCTGAAACCCTCCAAATCGCCCCAGAAGCCCTAGAAGTAGCCAACTGCTACCTGCAGCTGCAAGATTCAAAAAAGGTCGCGGACGAGCTAGACCTGGCACCCACACTGGTCACCGAGATACTCGCCCGACGTGAGGTCAAAAGTTATATCGACCATGTGTTCATGGACACTGGCTACAACAACAAGTTCCAAATGCGTGCAGCCATGGACGCACTGCTCAAACAAAAGTTTCAAGAATTACATGAGTCACAAACTGGATCGACCAAGGACATTGCTGAGCTGCTACAAATCAGTCATAAAATGAGCATGGATTTACTAGACCGTGAGATTCAGCTGGAAAAACTGCGTCAGGGTCCTGGTGGTCCCAGCAAGCAAGTGAATGTGCAGATCAATGAAGGCTTGGATGGAAGCAAGTATTCGCAGCTGGTGTCACGTCTTATTAGTGGTGAAGGAGTCTAATGCTAACCATTAGCCGACCAGATGTTGAGTGCGAACACATTCAAGAGTTTCCAGCACAAACTCGTTTTATCAAGTTACCCATCGTCAACTACTTGAAGTTGCTGGGCATCTACGAAACCATCAACAGACCCCAAACCGCACTAATCAATGCCATCAACGACCCCAAGTACCGTTTTGTGTGCGCTGCGCTAGCGCGCAGACTTGGCAAAACCTACATAGCCAACGTGGTAGGCCAATTGGTGAGTTTGGTACCAGGATCAAATGTGCTGATCATGTCGCCCAACTATAACCTATCGGGAATATCGTTTGAGCTACAACGTCGACTAATCAAGCACTTTGACCTAGAAGTTGCCCGTGATAACTTAAAAGACAAGATCATTGAATTGGACAATGGGTCGACTATTCGTATGGGTTCGTTGAGCACTGTGGACAGTTGTGTGGGTCGCAGTTACGATCTTATCATATTTGACGAAGCAGCGCTTGGATCGGA